TACCTCGGGCAGGGGTTCTCGGGTTGGGGTCGTCACGGCGCGAACCCCCCTCCCCCTACTACCACACACGGGAGGGTTCTCCCAGTGCGGGGGTGGCCTCTTTGTCGCCCCGGTCCGAGTTGCACAGCCAGTGCGCGCACCGGAAGTTCCCAGGGTCCAGCCGGTACTCCGGGTGAGTACTCCAAGGGTAGTAGTGGTCCAGGCTGAACCCGTCCGGCTCTTCTGGCCCACCCTTAACGGTCCAGTCCACGGGTTGCCCACACAGCCAGCAGGGACAGTCCACGGTTTCGCACTCTTCGCGAAAGGCTACCTTGAGTGCCCTGTACCGTTTACTGTCCCTGCGTGGCCCTGTCAACTCGCGCTCCTACTCCTCGCGCCTCCTGCTTGGGTGCAGGGCTGGCTTGCTGGTGTCTGCCTGCACCCAGTCTAACCTAGCAGTTGGTGTCCTGGCCTCGTCCCACACGAACCAGACGTGGGCGAACTGCGAGGTCTTGCCCAACACGGTCTGGTTGTTGACCACGACCAAGACCTCGGTCGGGCGGTGCGGCAACCACAGTTTCTCACGCCTGTGCTTGCTGGCCAACGCGTGTATCCCGCCCAACAGGGCCACACACCCAGGGGTCACCTCCAGTGCACGCAGTGCCCAGTCACAGAAGTGTTTGTACGGTGGGTTGGTCACGTGGTGGTACTCGCCCGAACGCAACCACTCGTCGTGCTGTGGGTCGAAGAAGTCCAGCTCGTGACCCTGGGCGTCCACCCCGCGCGTGGTCAGGGCGTCGACCAACTGAGACCGGCCGGTCACCGCCAGGTCCCGCACCTGGTCACCCGTGGCGTGTGCGTAGGCCAACCCCGTGCGGGTGTTGTCCAGCAGGACGTCCACCCAGCGTGAGTCGGTCGGGTAGTCGTCAGTTGGACTCCTCTTGGTGTGGTCGGTCGTGTACCCGAAGCTCACGCTTCACCCCCTCTCCTTCCACGTACCGCTTCACCACTTCCTCGGGCAGGCCCAGCCGGGACGCCACTGCCTTGGGGTCGGCTACGGCCAACTTCCGCAGTTGCTCTTCCTTGGCCTCCAGGCGAGCGTCCAGGAAAGCCCGCACCACCCACGACGTGGCGAACCAAACGAGCTTCCAGGACAACACTGCCAGCAAGGCCACCCAGTACACCTCGACCCAACTCACAGTCCCACTCCTTCCAGCAGTGCTTGTCGGACCAGCCTCGTGGCGAGTCGCAGGGCCTGGCCCTTGCTCAGCCGCAGTTCGTGCGACTCCACCTCGTACCGGTCCTGGGTCACCGTGGGCTTGTTCGTGAACTGGACCACGAACACCACACCCTCGTCGTCACCTTTGCCGCCGAACACACGCGGCTCCTCCGAGACCGCCCTCACCGGCCGGTACTCCCGAAACCGTTGGAACCACGGGTTCCGGGTGGCGGTTCACCCTCGACCCACTTCGCGCCGAGGTTGGGAAGAGGCACCACCAGGAACTGGGCCAGTCGCTGACCCGGCTCGACCACCACCTGCTTGCCGGACAGGTTGAACGCTCCGGCGAACAGCTCGCCCCGGTAACCCGCGTCGATCACGCCAGTGTGCACCAGCAGGCCGTGTTTGCGTAGTGCTGAGGAGCGGCCGGTAACCAAGCCCCAGTACTCGTCCTGCAGAGCCACCCACACGTTGGTCGGCAGGTCAGCAAACTCCCCCGGCCGCAGTACCACGCGCTCGGTGACGTACAGGTCGAAGCCCGCGTCGTTGTCGTGGGCCTTCTCGGGCGGAAACGCCACCTTGGCGGGGTCGACCGCACCGAACTGCAGCTCCGACCAGTTCAGGCCGTTGGTCCTCGCGTGGCGTACCTGTGCGACCCCCTGCGGTAGCTGGTTCGGGTTAGCGAACAAACCTCCGAAGTCGGACTCGTAGGGAGTCTCCAGTGGCGAGTTTCCCAGGCCTCCGTTACTTTCGGACACGAACCTTACCTCCTACTCCCGGCCGGTAGACCGGCGCGAGCTCGACTGTCGTCTTGTCAGTTTCTGGGTCGTAACTGGAACTCACGGCCGAGTACCAGGCACCCGAGGTGTCCGGACCGAACGTCTCGTTCAGGCCCACTTCGACTTTCCCCTTAAAGTTCAAACGGTCCACAGAACCACTCCACCACTTCCTTCTCGAGTTGACCTTGCGTGTACTGGCTCGCGTCCAGAACCAGTGCTCCGTCCTCGGCCCACTTGGCCGTCACCCACGAGCTGGAGTGGTCGGTCAGGACCAGGACGCGCTTGTCGCGGTCCAGGGCGAACTGGACCTCCAACGGTACTCCCACAGTGGCCACCCCTGCCGGCAAAACCGCGACCACGTGCGAACACAGGTCCAGGACCGCCAGGTTGGCCAGCTGTAGGGTACCGTCCGGGTGCGGGTTTCCGTGCAGCGTCCAGGCCTCGGCCGGTTCGAACACCACCGCCTTCACTACTGGGTCTTGCAGGGCCTGGCGAACTGCGAAAACCAGCGGGAGGAGCCCGCGCACTGCAAGCTCCTCCGCGTGGTTCCGCAACTCCTCGACCGACGAGGCCGGTGCCTGGTCCACCGGGCGTGCGAAGTACAGGTAGGGGGTCACTTCGCGGCCTGCCCCAACAGGTGGACCAGTCGCCGGTACGAGGCCTTTTCGAACTCGTCCTCGAGACCCTCGGCCGCGAGCTCCAGCTCGTCGGACAGGAACTCAGCCGCTGCGGCCGAGAGCCGGAACTTGGAGCTCCAGCAGCTCAGGACCGACAGCACCGAGCGGGTCAGCGGCTCCTGGAACGCAGCCTTGCCGCCCCGGTAGTTCAGCTGGCCTTCCCTGGTCGGCTCGGTGTTCCCGTAGCTACGCAGGAAGTCGGCGAGGTTCTTCAACTGCTGCCGCAGGTGGTTGTGCGGCTCGACCTCACCGAAGACCCGGTTCCACTTCTGCTGACGTTCGGACAACTCTCCAGGCTTCACGGCCACTCTCCGGTCTCTCGTGCTTTCTGTACCAGGGTCGCGTAGACCCCCAGGTCGAACAGGGTGTCGTCCGAGACCTGTTCCCCTCGCCGGACCGCTGCGGTCCAGCGGCCGAGCTTGCCCACCACGTACTGGTAGACCTGCAGCTCCAGGGCTTCCTGGTCGGTGACCGTCTGACCCTGGTACCCGACCAGCTGCGAGGCCAACAGACGACCGGCCTCGACCAGCTCCACAGTGCCGTACTCCTTGGCCTTGGCGACCGTGGGTATTGCCTCCTGCAGCGCGTGCTGGACCCACCAGTGGACAGTGGGGTCGGTGACCCCGTGACTGGCCAGGACCGAGGACAGACCCTCAGCCAGCGAGTAAGCGTGCTCGTGAGCCGCGAGCGGGGGTCCGGCGACCACCGGGCGAGCCGTCACCGGCTCCTCGGCCTGTTCGGCCCAGCGAAGGCCCCAGTCGTTGTCCCAGTGGTCCCCGTCGTGTCCGTCTCCCAGGAAGCAGCGCAGGTCACCGCCCGGTACGTCCTGGCGAGCCGAGCAAACCTGGTTCACGTAGTCCACGGACAACTTAAGCACCTCCGGTGTAGGTCGAGAGCGAGTCGAGCCAGACCGAGGTTTGCGGTCCGGTTCCCAGGCTCAGCAGTTTCTGGCTGAAAGGCAGGTCGTACAGGAACTCCTGGAGCCGGTCGGCCTCGGGCGAAGACCAGAAGTCCTCCGAGACCTCGGTGCGTCCTTCCAGGTACGGGGCCAACTGGTCCGCGAAGCTCAGGTGCAAGACCGAGTTCCGAACTCCGTTGGCCCGCACCGCCTCTGCTACCAGCTCCGGCTCGAACTGGCCCACGCGGCGAACCTTGTTGGTCACCGTCGTGCGCTCCTCCGGGACACCGAGTTCGGCCCAGGAGGTCTCACCGGCCAGCGGACCGGAGTTGCCCGCGACCCGGATCGGGAACGGACGGACCACCAGGTGGACCAGGAAGTCGGTCCGAGTCGGCAAGTCCCAAGGCAGCGGAGCACCGAGCTGGGCGACAAAGTCCAGCCCGCGTGCGTCGTTCGAGGTGCACTGCGGGTAGTAGCCCGCGTGCAGGCCGAGACCGTAGCCCTGCGTCCCCTCGACCACCACTGCGAAGTTGGGGTCGCTGGCGTGGTCTTGCAGGTGCGGCAGGAAGTCGTAGACTCGGCCGAGCTCGCCGAACTCGCCGACGTCGCCGACCAGGGGAGCAGTACGCCACACACGAGCGGCTCGAGCCGCGCCGATCCCTTTGGCCGTCGAACCCACGCGGTCACCGAGCGAGCTCTCCTGTTCCTGCTTGCGGTACTTCGGGTGCAGGTAGGTCGCCTGCGGGTGCAGCCACAGCCGGTCGCGCACCGAGTAGCCGTGCGACTCCACCAGCTCCACCTCTTCGCGCAGGACCTCCAGGTCCACTTCGGAGCCGGGAGCCACCAGCAGCAGGGTGTCGGGGTCCACGAACCCCACCGGCAGCGAGCGCATCGCGAACCGGTGTCCCTGGTCCCAGACCACGTGTCCGGCGTTGGGACCGCCCACGCGAACCGAGACCACCTGGCGTCCTTCCGCGCGCCGACGCTGCACCAGCTCCAGCGTCACACGCCCTTTGGCCTCCGAGCCGAACTGGGCTCCGACGACCACGTCGAGTTTTGCCACTTGCTAACCTTCTCTCTCTTTTTCTTCTCTTCTGGGTACTACCTGGGTAGTCTAGCAGCTACAAGCGACGGGTAGCAAGCTCTGCTTCGGAGGCACTGGCTCGACCCTCCAGGAACGCCACAGTGTCCACGTCGGTGACCGGCTCGACCTCGCGCTGCACGTCCGGGTAGAGCTCGAGCAGGCCTTCCTCGGCACGCTCGCGGTCGCTCTTGAACAGGACCAGGGCACCGGCCTGCCTCGCCACTTCCTCCTCCAACCGCTCTAGCCGCTCCCGGACCTCGACCGCGAAGCCGTACAAGAACGACTGCCGCCAGCGCTGCAGTTGGGTTCGGGTGTAGAACCTGCGCCACTGGTGAGCTCGTTTCTCGACCTGCTCCAAGGCCAGCGGCCCCAGGACTTCCCAGAGGTCCACGACCCGATCCACGTGCTCCTGTACTCCGACCACCGTCACAACTGCGGCCGAACCGTGCTGGACCGCGAAGCAGTGCAGAGCCTCAGCCAGTGAGCCCACCAGGACCGCTTGGGCGGCTCGGTACGAGCCGGTCAGGGTGACCTGCCGGTTGTACGAGCCCGAGGTCTGCGCTGCGTCCAGGTCACCGTCTGCCAGGTACTGCAGGACTCGTTCGGTCGAGACCCCGTAACGCGCGGCGAGCTCGAACGCTTTCTCCTTGAAGGCGAACTCCTCGGGAGTCCCCTTCACGTCCTCGGCCTGGCGAAGCAGTTTCGCCACCTTCGCGAACCGCTTCTCCTCGACCGTCTTCTTGGGTGCGTTCACTTCAGTTCTCCAGTTCTTTACGTAGTTCTTCAGTCAAACGGCGGGTCAGCGTTCCGAGTTGGTGGTCGTTTGCGTTTTCGGGAGCCAGACGGTTTCTCTCGGCTCGAAGCGACCGGCCCCAAAGTTTGTGCGCAGCGTCGGCCACTTCAGCCCCAGTACGCCCCAGTTTCTTAGCTACTCGGTAGTCGAGAAGTCCGAGTGACGAGTCGGTGTCTACTGGTTCTGGTACCGCCACTCCCAGTTCTGACCAAAACCCAGGCAGCGACTCAAACAGGTCCTCTTGTCGAACCGCCTTACCCGAAGCACTGGCCAGTGCGCGGACTAGAACGTCGAGCGTCTGCAGTTTCAGCTCTACCTTCCCAGACTCGAAGGACGCGACGCGGGTGCACGTCCACGGTAGACCTAGGGCTTGCGCGTGGAGAGACACCGCCTCGTGGGTCAGTCCCCGGTCCAACCTAAGTTGGCGAAAGTTTCGCCCTACTACTTCCTCGAACACTGGCTTCTCCTAGCGGGGAGTGGGTGGGTGGGTTGCCGTGGTCCCGTCCGGACTCGAACCGGAGTCTCGCACGTCTGCGCGTGTTTGCCCTTTACTACTACGGGACCTTAGGAGGGGAGCTCTGGGCTCCCCTCCGGGGGTCTTACTTGGCCTGCTTCGCGGCCTTCTTCTCGGCCTTGGCCTGGGCCTTGGCCAGACCCAGCTCGACCGACTTGCGCACCTTGGCCTCGAGCTTGTCGGCTCCCCAGGGGAGCTGCTCCAGGGCCTGCTCCAGGGTCTCGCGTCCCTCGACCACGCGGCGAGCGAGGTGTCCCGCGTGACGAGCGTCGTGTCCGGGCAGGTAGTTGCCACCACGGGTCAGCTGCTCGCAACCGCAGACGCAGTTCTTGGGGGTCTTGCCCTTCTTCGCGGGGGTGAACTCGTCCCAGTAGGTGCAGGCGTCGTAGGTGCCGCACTCGCGGCAACCGACCGCGTGGTCGCCCAGCTCCGAGTTTCCGTCCTGGTGCGAGTTCTCGAAGCCTGCGGCCTCGTCGCAGTAGCTGCACAGGGTGTACTCGGGCAGGGTTCCGGAGGTCCGGGTGCGGCTGGTGAGCAGCACGTCGCAGTCCTCGCAACGCTTGGCCTTGCTGGCCTTCTTCGGCTTCTCGGCCTGCTCGGCCGTCACGCCCACGGCCTCGCGTCCGGCTGCGGTAACCCAGTAGAGACCGGCCTCGTCCACGGTGGCCCAGCCCTTGTTGACCAGCGAGTTCAGGGTCCGCTTGGTGACCTTTGCCGGCAGCGGCTTGTTGTAGGCCAGCAGCTCCAGGGCGAGCTTCTGCAGCTCGGTGAGCTCGACGGCCGGGGTGGTGGTGGTGTTGGCGTTCATGGTGTCTCCTTGGGTGTTGGTTTCTTGCTCTAACTGAAAGTTTACCAGGTTAACCCTGGTTTGCACAAGTTTTCGGTGCGGGCGAGTTGCCAGGGGACCTCAAGTCCTAAGCGAAAACGACCTCGACCTGGCCCCGAGCCCGGACGTCGACCCGCTCGACCGGGTTGCCCGCCAGGTCGGTGCACCAGAAGCGGTAAACTCGGCCGACCCGCGCGACCTCGAACCAGAGAACCTCGGTGACCACGCGGAGCTCTTCACCCCAAACCAGGACGTCGCCTTCGCTGACCAGCTGCGGTGCGACCGTCTCGACCTTGTTCGTGTTCACTGTGACTCCCTCCGTTGCGCTTAACTTTAGTTTACCAGTACCCTACCTTTTCACGCAAGTGTGAACCGGCAAACCAGTACGTGGTGCCGTCCGTCTGGGAACGGAAGCGGCGAGAGGACCAGGACCTGGACCTTTCCGGGGGTCAGGACCCAGAGCCTGGTCTCCAGCAGCGTGTTTCCGCGCTGCAGCACCAGAAGCACTACAACTCCAGCAACCGCTGGCAGCGCTGGCAGCAGGGCACCGGTCCCAGAACCGGGTGTTCCACCGCCTCGCGGGTCGGGTTGGTGCAGCGGGCGAACCACTCGCACTCTACCTCGACCGGCTCGTCGGACTCGGGGTGGACCAGGTCGAACCTGGCGTACTGTCGACTCACGACTCGAACCACCTAACTAGTTGGCGCACCCAGGTCGGGCACGAGCTGTACGGACTCTCGGCCCACTGGGCCAGCAGGCCCAGGACCAGCAGGAAGGCCAGGAAGCCGACCGAGAGCAGAACCACCACTGCTTCGACGCTCACTTCGCGACTCGCGCGGTGACGGCCGGAGCGACCTGCTCCAGGGCGGTGAACTGGCCCCAGGCCGGGAGGACCACGTCGTGCTTGCGCTCGAAGCGACGGACCTTAGCGGCCTGCTTCTGCAGGGCGGTGAAGGTGTCGCCGTAACGCTCGGCCTGCGGCAGAGCCCGGTTGGCGACCATGAGCTGGAAGCCGGTCTCGATGAGGGCGACGGCCTGGGCGGTGGTCTTGGCGTCCATGGTGTTCTCCTTGCTGGTTGTTTCCCTTGCTTGTAAAACAAGTTTACCACGTTACTACGCGTTACCACAAGTACTTCGCAAAGTTCCGTTTCGTGTGAAGTGGCTCACACAGCGGAGGCCCAGGCCAACCCCTCAGCCTGGGCCTCCTCACCCCTCGCGGTCAGTACGCGAAGAGCGTCTGCCGGAGCTTCTTTGCCAACCAGTCGGTCGCCGAGAGTTGCAAGCCCCAGTAGTTCCACTGTCGCAGACCGTAACCCAGCGTGTGCGCGGTCGACAGGTACCCGCGTGCGTCCTTCGCAGCCTGCTCGAACCGGCCGTCGAACAGGGCGGCGACCGGTAGCTGGTTCTTGCCCAGCAGCGTGTCCCAGAAGAACTTTTGGACCGCTGGTGCGGGGTCGGCGACCGAGAAGGCCAGGACCTCCTCGGCCCAGGGTCGGAACAGCGAGTCCGCGCGAGCGGCAGTGACCACGTCGTCCGGCCGCGCGAGCTCCCAACGTCGCTCGAGCCAGGGCAACTCGACCGAGTCGACCAGGCCGAAACCGCCGACGTCGCCGCGACCGGCCGACAACCCCTTCGGTCGAAGCGGGTTCGCGACAAACCCGGCTGCCAGCACCTTTGAACGCAACACCGGCTCCAGCGACTCCAGGAACTTGGTCCCCACCAGCGCGCCCAGGCTGTAGCCCAGGACCACGAACCGGTCGTCCGGGTGCGCGTTGCGCAAGGTAGCCCGCAGCTGCTCGACCCCCAACAGAACCGACCGGTCGCCGGAGACCCCGAACAGGTTCCGGTTCTGGTTGGCGAAGCTGATCGAGGCCGGGTAGGTCACCTCTTCGCGTGACCAGGACTCGGGCAGTTGCCTCACCACTGCCCACAACAGGTTACGTTCGGGGTGGGCCTGGGACTCGCCGGTCCCACGCAGCAACAGTACTCGGGTTCTCACTTGCTCTTCTCCTTAGTCGGGTCGGCTGCACCTTCCCAGCACAGCAACAGCGGTCTGCGTTTCGGCTTTACGTAAAGCCGGTCAGCCGAAACTTCCGCCTGGTAGCACTCCAACACCTCCAGCGACTTGCCGGTCTCGCCGAAGTCCAGCTCGACCGAGACCAAGACCGTCGAGGCTCGGACCTCGTCGCGTCCCCAGGGGTGAACTTCCACTCCCAGGGTGTCGGTCGAGACCGTCACTTGCGCGTTCCAACGCGCCCGGTCCAAACACCACCACTCTCCGGCCACTAGCTTTTCTCCTCAGGTAGGACCCAACGGGTCGCGTCGACGCCTCCCGGCACTCCGGGGAACGTGTTGTCCCAGAGCTTGACCGCTCGCTCCTGGACCTCGTGCACCACCTCTTCGGCCTCGTCCGAGGGCAGCAACAGCAGCTGGGAGTCGTGCACCACCAGCAACAGACCGGCGAGCCCGACCCCGGCCTCGACGCCACGTCGCCGGTAGGGCAGCAGTAGCTGGTCGGTGTCGACCAACCAGTCTTTGGCGTACTCGGCCAGGCTCGCCTGCACCAGCTGGTTGAAGCTCGAGTGCGTGTCCTCGTACTTCTCGTAGTAGCGACGTCGGCCGTTGGGCAACTGCACGTAGCCGAACTCGTCACAGAACTCCTGCTGTGCCCGGATCGCCTCGCCGAACTCGGGGTACAGGTCCCGCCAGCCGTACACCACCTCCTCGGTGCGTTGGCGACCCAGGTCCACCCCGGCCTCGCGCTGCACCATCGCCCGGAACGTGTCCACTCCGGAACCGAAGATCAGGCTGAAGTTGCCGCGTTTGGCGACCTGCCGGTTGAAGTCGTAGTCCGGGTGTCCGGGCGGTGTTCCGAACAACTGGGCGGCAGTCTCGCCGTGTGGGTCGCGGCCGTCGTTCAGGACCTCCAGCAGCGGCTTGCAACCCGCGTAGAGCGCGGCCACCCGCAGCTCGGCCTGCGCCAGGTCCAGGTCCCACAGGTCCCAGCCCGGAGCGCTCTCGCGCACCGCCCGCGTGACCAGGTTCCGAGGAGTCGGCACCGGCAGGTGCAGTTTGAAGTCCTTCGGCACCGCCTGCAGGTTGATCCGCCCGGCCGAGAAGCGTCCCGACTTGGTTCCCGCGTCGGTGTCGTAGCTGGTGGCAACCTGGCGCAGCTGCGAGCGAACCCGGCCGTCTTTGCCGGCACGGTCGGCGAACGGCCGGTACCACTTGGAGACGGCCGACTTGTACCGGTTGTACTCCTGCAGCTGCTTGGCGTGCGGTCGCTCGGCACGCACCAGCTTCTCCACGTCTTCCTGAGTCAACTGCGGAGCGCCTTTCTCGGTCCGCGCGTAGGGCTTGAGGTTCAGACCTTCCTCCGTGAAGTAGTACTTCTTGGCTCCCTGGGGAGTCGGCTTGAACGGGAAACCCTCAGCCAGCACCCGCATGCGCTCCTCGAGCTCGGCCGCAGCCTCCCTCGAACCCTCCACGTGGTAGGGCAGTCCGGCCAGCTGCATCCGCACCAACGCGCGGGTCACCTCCAGCTGCCGCCCGACGTGTTTGGTGCCCAGGTAACCTTCCTCGACCAAGTCCGCCTCCAGGTGTCGGAGCCGGTTCGTGTAGACCGCGTCCGCCAGCGCGTAAGGTCGCATCACCTCCCAGGGGACCAGGTCGTAACGCGGGTTGGTCTTCGGTCCGAGCCAGGGTCCCAGAGCTTTTTGCTCCGCGTCCGCGTCCTCGGCGAAGAAGCGCACCGCCAGCGGCTTAAGCCCGGTCTTGTACCTGGGCCACAGCTCCTTCGCCACCACCTGGGTGTCCCAGCGGAAGCGCGGGGTGAGGTTGCGTCCCGCGTAGCCCGGTTTCGCCCCACCGTTGACCAGCTGCAGGTCGAACGCCACGTTGTGTCCACACAGCCCGCCACCTGCGTGAGCGAGCCAGTCCAGCAGGAAGTTCCACTCGGCCTGACCCAGGTCGAACACGCGCTCTAGGCCGTCGCTGGCCTTCGGGTGACCTCCCTGCCCGAAGGGCCACGCTCCTGCGTACAGCACGTCGTCGTGTCCACGCCAGGCCAGCGAGACTACCGAGACACGTGCTCCGTCGTCGCAGTGCAGGCCCGAGGTCTCGGTGTCGAAGTCCACCAGGTCGGTCACCGAGCTCGGCTCGGGCAGAGCCTGGCTGGGCGGCAGGTCGCTCAGGTCTCTCACTTCAGTCACGAGAAGTCGCTCTCTTCCAGGACGCAGGTCCAGCAGAACCGCAGCGTCACGACTCGGTCGACGTTTACCGCCCACTCCTGGTCCGGCACGTCCGGGCTGGTCGGGTAGAAGAACAGCAACTTGCCGTCCTGCCGCAGGAACAGCTGCTCGGGCTCGAGCAGGCGTAGCCCTCCGACCCCCTCCTCGTACAGCACGTCGACCACGGGGAAACTACCGGGACTCGTGGGTCCACCGGCTCGGTTCACTCTTTGCACTGGCTGACTCTCTTCCTAGGGCAGTCAGTTCACTTGACCCAGCGGACCAGGACCTGGACCGGTGCCAGCACGTTGCCGGGTTCGGTTCGTTTCGTGCTCCACTCCAGCGGCTTGCCCTCGTACACGCGGCTGGACTTCAGCGCGTGCACTCGCTGGCGGGCGGCTCCTCGGGTCTTGTGTTCCGAGTAGACCGCCCACTCCCCTGGGTGAGCCTCCAGTTCCTGCAGCAAAGCCGAGACCTCTTCGGCCGAGCGCGCTCGCGGGGTCGGGTTCTTCTCCGTCCAGGTGACCTCCACCTGTCCTCCTTCGTAGTAGTGACTCTAGCGTCTCTCAGTCTACCCTAGCGTAGCTGCGGGGACCAGCCCCGGCTTGGCCAGTGTTCACAGTGAACACCCAGTGTCAACAGCCGTGAACCCCCCCTGGCACCCCCTCTGACCTGCGAAGAAAGACCTCTGTGAACGTTGTGAACACCTCTCGAACCCGACACACACCGGAACGCGTGCGCGTACGCGTACTCGCGCGAGCGTGCGCGAGCGCTCGCGCTGTTAACAAAAACCCTTAACGTTTACAGTTAACAGAAGAAGAGAGAAGAGAGAGAGTAAACACGCGCACTCGCACGAGCGTAAGCGAGCGCGTACGAGCACGTACGAGCGCACCTACGCACACACGCGCTCCCGACCTCTCTCGCCCCGGCGTGAACGTTCACAGTGTTCACAGAAGACCCTCTCACCCCCTCTGACCTGCGACGGAGCACCCTCGAGGGAGTGTTCACAGCCGGTGTTCACCGTGTACGTCGTGTACGTCCGGTGTACACGGCAAGGCTGGTCTTGTGTCCCCTACCCTAGTGTCTGGTAGTCTGTTCGGTGTGCACCCCAAGTACCAGTCACCCAAAGTAACGAACCTCCACTCCCGCGAGGGTCTCGACCTGCTGTACCGCAAGGTCTTGTCGGCCGTCGCTCGAGCCCAGGGGTTCTCCGAGACCGCCACTGAACTGCTCCAGGTGACGGTGGCCCCAGAAGCCTGGGAGGAGGTAGAGAGAGTCACCCGACACGAGACAGCGGCCTACGTGGAAGTCCTGCGCTCGCTGGTGCAGCGACCACACGAGGTCTACTTGGGCCTGACCAGCTCGGACCTACAGGACACGGCCGAGGCGGTGGCCTGGCAGTTGCTGCTGAGCGAGCTGCGACGGCCGGTTCAGCAGGTCTTGCGCAAGCTGGTTGCCGCCGACCCCGGCGACCGCGTCGCGCGGACCCACGGGGTGTCCACCCACGAGCGGGTCCCGGTCAAGTCGCTGTACGCCCGAGCCGCACGCGACCTACTCTCGAGCTTTACCCAGTTGGCGAACCTGCGACTGCGGGCGAACCTGTCCGGTCCGGTCGGGGAGTTCTCCGAGTTCCTGTCGCTGGAGCAGGCCGTGAACGCGGCCAAGTCCCTGGACCTAGAGCTGGACTACGACTCGACTCAAACGGCCGACCGCCACCGGTTGGCTGAGGTCGCCTTCAACCTGGCCCAGCTGGTCGGGGTCTACGAGCAGCTCGCGACCTACCACCGGCTCTCGGCCGTCGTGGGCGAGCACCGCGAGGTGTTCGCTGTCGGCGAACAGAAAGGCAGCTCGAGCCTCCCGCACAAGCGCAACCCGTTGACCTCCGAGCAGGTCTGCGGCCTGGCTCGCGTCGCGCGCTCGAACCTGTCGGCCTTGCTGGAGACGGCACACACCCAGTGGTGGGAACGCGACCTGACCAACTCCTCGGTCGAGCGTACCGCCTGGCTGGACCTGCAGCACCTGACGTTCTACCTGTCGGAGCTGTTCGCCGGTTTCGACTTCGACTCGGGTTGGACCCCCGAGAGCAACCTGCCCTACTACGAGGTGGAGTCGCCTTTCCACGAGCTCAACCGACGCCTGGTCGCTGGGGAGCACCCCGAGGCGGTCTACCGAGAGGTTCAGCGAAGGAGTTTCTGGTGAACCTGCGACCCTACCAGCTCGAGGGAGTCCAGTTCCTGGAGGAGCAGGGACGAGCCTACCTCGGGGACGAGATGGGACTTGGTAAGTCCGCCCAGTTGGTGCGCGCGGCCGGTGACGGAAACACCCTCGTGGTGGCCCCGGCGACCCTGGTCGACTCGGGTAACTGGGAAGCCGAGGCCGAGCGCTGGGCGGACGACCCGGACACCTTCAGCTTCGCCAGTTACTCGGACCTGACCCAGCGCGTGCGGACTCCCAAAGGTGGCACGACCCCGACCACGGACCTACACCCGCACCTGGACCGGCACTGGGACACCCTGGTGTTGGACGAGGCCCACTACGTAAAGAACGAGAAGGCTCTCCGGACCAAAGCCGTGGTGAAGCTCGCGAAGCAAGCCGACCAGGTGTTCCTGGCCTCGGGAACCCCGGTGCCGAACTGGCCCCACGAGCTGCTGGTGCCGCTGCGCCTGCTGTACCCGAACGAGGCCAAGCCCGGAGGCCGGTTCGGCTCGCGCTGGCGTTGGACCGACGAGTGGTTCAAGACCAGGCCCTCGAAGTTTGGCGGCGACTTCGCCTACGACGTGTTGGGCCTGCGCGGCTGCACTCCGGCCTGCAACCAGCGCTCACCGCTGGACCCCTGCCAGCACTACCTGGACTTCGCTCAAGCCAACTTCGGCGACAAGTTCCTGCAGCGGCTGCGCGACGACGTGTTGACCGACCTGCCTCCGCTGACCGTCCAGGTGGTGAAGCTTCCGTTCACGCCCAAGCAGGACCGCGAGTACGCGTCACTGAAGAAAGACTACTTCGCCACGGTCGGCGACGAGGAGGTGGTCGCCTGGTCCGACTCAGCCAAGAACTGTCTGCTGGACAAGTTGACCACCGGCCTGGGGCTGCTCACCGGCCGACCCGAGGTTGCCGACTCCAACAAGCTCGAGCAACTGCGGGAGGACCTGAGCGAGCGCTTCCGGCCGACCTTGGTCGCCGCGCACTACCGGCTCACCGTAGAGGCCGCAGCGCAGGTGTCTCGTGACCTCGGGAAGCGAACAGCAGTGGTGCACGGGGGTACGAACAGCCGAGACCGTCGCGAGGCCGTCCAGGGCTTCCAGGAGGGCCGTTACGACGTCCTGTGCGGTTCACTGGACACCGTGGCTGAGGGCTTGACCCTCACTGCGGCCGACCTGCTGGTCCAGCTCGAGACCAGCTACAAACCCAGCCGGAACCAGCAGGTCAAGCGTCGGATCCACCGGCTCGGCCAGGAACACCCCTGCACTGTGCGCGAGTACGTCAGCACTCGTCGCAACGGGGCTCGCTGCTTGGACGAGAACAAGCGGGACCTAGTAGACTCGAAGGTCGACGCGCAGACTCGAACGCTGTCTGCCGCGAGGTTCAAGGAGCTCCTGTGAAGTTGACCGACGTTGCCCGGCCGCACGACCGCTTCACCACGAGAGGAGACCCCGACTACGAGTTTGACCTGAGACAGCCGACCAAACACGAGCCGTACTGCCCGCAGTGCTTCCTGTACCACGCGGGGGAGTGCTCGTGAGGTGGGTTTCGGTGGACCCCGGCGAAGAGTACGTCGGGTTCTGCGCGTGGGAAGACGACCAGGTGGTCGAGTGCTTCGCGACCACGCCACGAGAGAGCTTCGACCTGCTCGAGGAACACCAGCCCCGGACGCTGGTAGTCGAGGAGTTCCGGCTCTACCCGGACAAGGCGAAGAGCCTGTCCCGAACGACCCTGGTCACCGCCCAACACGTTGGCGCACTGACCTACTGGGCTTTCCTTCACCACTGCCCGGTCTACCTGCAGTCTGCCTCGGTGAAGAAGCCCACTGCAGCCTACTGCAGAGCGCACGACCTACAACTAGTTCCCCCAGGAAAGGGTTCGCATGCCCAAGACGCCCAAGTCCACGGTTACCACTGGCTCCTCCGCCACCAAGGCAAACCAGCCCACCAAACCGACCTCTTCGGTCAGTTCCCTTACACCACAGGTGGTGGTGACCTACTCTGAGCTCGACGCCTACCGGCAGTGCCCGCTGAAGCACAAGTGGTCCTACAAGGACCGGTGGGTCAAGCCGCCCAAGGTGGGTTCGCCACTGTCGCGCGGCTCGCTGTGGCACCTGGTCCTGGAGTGTCACTACACCTGGGTTCAGCGTTTCGGCAACAACGTGGCAGTGGACCCGGCCTTCCTGTTCGAGTGGGTGAAGAAGCACCTGCTGTACGACGAGGCCGGTCGGCAGAACGAGGACCAGGAGAAGGTCGAGTGGCTCTACGACGGACACCTGGACTGCTACGGCCTGGACCCCGACTGGGAAGTCCTGGAAGTCGAGTTCGCGGGCCAGGTCCCGTTGCCTGGACCTGAGGGTGGGTTGCGGGTGGACCTGCGGTTCAAGGTGGACCTGGTAGTCCGGGACCGAGCCACCGGCAAGGTCTGGCTGGTCGACCACAAGTCGGCACGCGACTTCAGCCGAGAGACCGAGGTGGACTTGGACGACCAGTTCGGGCTGTACACCTGGGCTCTGCGGCAGTTGGGTTACCCGGTGTTCGGAACCGTCCGCTCGGACGCTCGGACCCAGCGCAACAAGAGCCCGATGACGTTGGAGCAGCGGTTCCGGAGGGTCTCGACCTACCGCACCGAACAGGAGCTGGACAACCTCGTCCGCGACGCCTACAACACCGCCTGCGCGGCTTGGGGAGGAGACACCCCGCTGCACTCGTCCCCGGCTCCCGACCGCTGCTCCTGGCGTTGCGACTTCCTGCAGGCCCACCTGCTGTACCGTAAAGGCGTGGCGTCCGAAGAAACCGTCCTGCAAGACTTCGGGTTCACCGTCAACGACAAGAAGCACCGCGAGTACGACGAGGACCCGGTGGTGTCTCTGGTTCCTCCTGCCGGCACGCGAAAGCCGCACTTGTGGACCCCGTAGCCTAGCTGGTAGCGTACACTAGTGTAAGACCCACCCAGGAGAGGAAGAAGAAAGTGCCCAAAGCAGGTAAGCTGCTCGACGGAGACCCGAGCTCGACCGAGAACACGGTCGCTGACACGGCACCCCCGGCCGAGTCTGTCAAGAAGAAGTCCACCTCGGACTGGTTCACTCCGCTGGAAGAAACCACCGAGTACGTCAAGGCCGTACTGTACGGCCACGAGGGAACTGGCAAGACGACCTCGGCCGCGTTCGCCGCGAACCTCGGCCGGACCCTGTTCGTGAACGTGGAAGGCGGTCTGAAGAAGGTCGCGCTGCGCAAGCAGGGAGTCAAGACCGAGAACCTCGCCGTCTGGCCTCCGGCCGGTACCGAGGTCACCGCCCAGTCGCTGGAGGACCTCCACCAGAAGCTCCTGGAAGACCTGACCGACGACCCCAACTCCTGGTTCTGCGTCGTGGTCGACTCGCTCACCGAGACCCACCACGTGCTGCGGGAGCAGGCGACCAAGAAGCGCGTTGCCAAGTCCCGCGTCGAGGTGGACCCGGACTTCGTGGACCGCGACGACTACGGGGTGATGACGAACCAGCTCCGTAAACTTGTCCGCAAGTTCCGGGACCTTCCCTGCCACGTGGTGTTTCTCTGTTTAGAGAAGGACGACGAGGACGCCAAGGAGTACCGTCCCGCGCTGACTCCTGCCTTGTGCACCGACGTCCTGGGCTACGCGGACCTCGTCGGACGGCTCGCGAGCCCGGAGAACGACTTCCGCGCTCGGTTCACCAAGACCGACCGGGTTCGCGCGAAGGACCGCTTCGGCGTCCTGCCGGAAGTCCTCAACGAGCCGAACTTCGTCCGCGTCCTGGACTACGTGAACGGGGTGTACGACGACCAGGAAGACCCTCTGCAGACCGAACTGGAGGCGAAGGAGGCCGAGCGCAAGGCCAAACTGGAGGCCGAGCGTCTCGAGAAGGAAAAGCGCAAGGCCACCAAGACCACCGCCCGCAAGGCCCCGGCAAAGAAGGCCGCACCGGCCGCTGCTGCCGAGGCGGACAAGTAGACTCCCAGCTGCAGCTGGGTTCAGAAGAAAAACAAGAGAGAAGAGAGAAAAACAGTGCCGAAGCTCACCAAGAAGGTTGCCGCCCAGGTCGACAAGTCTGAGGCCGCGTCCGGCTCCTACCTCCTGCCGGAGGGCCGCTACGCCGCGCAGCTGAAGAGTGTTGTCCAGAAGGACGGCAACGAGTACCCTTACTGGGTGTGGGAGTTCGAGAACCTGCACGACGCAGACGGCAACAAGCAGGCCGGTCGCCAGTGGAACAACACCAGCCTGTCGCCGAAGTCGCTCGGCTTCCTGAAGGCCACGTTCGAGGCCTTCGGCTACACCTCGGACTCCGACACCGACGAGCTGGTCGGCGAGTGGGTCGTGCTGTACTTGGTCCAGGAGCCGATCAGCCGTGGCCCCAAGGCCGGACAGCTGCGCAACCAGGTGCAGTCGCTGTCGGAGTTCAACCCGGACGAGTGGGACTTCGACCCCGAGTCGGTCGGCAGCTCGGCTGCCAAGGAGGACTCGGACGACGAGTACTGACCGGTAGGTAACGGAAAAACGAACGACCCCCAGTCACTTTTTGGCGACTGGGGGTCGTTCCACCCAAGAACCCGCGCTAGGAAGAGAGCCAGTTCCCCTTGAAACTACCACACAACCTGTCCGCCGCTCAACCCCAGGACCTGCAGAACGTGGAGGAACTCTTCCTCTACTGGGTCGGCCAAGGTTGGTCGGTGTTCCCTCTCGCCCCCCGCTCGAAGGAACCTTACAAGGGGTCGGCCGGTGTCAAAGACGCCACCCGTGATCCGGAGACGCTGGCCCGCTGGGCCAAGCTCTACCCGGACTGCAACGTGGGCGGTTCCTGCGCGGGCAAGCTGGTGGTGGACGTGGACCCCCGCTCAGGAGGCAAGGTTCCCGAGGACCTGCCACCGACTCGCCGCCACTACTCCGGCCGAGGCGACGGGGGTGTCCACCTGGTCTACTCGTTGCACGACTTGCAACGGGTCAAGTCCGGTGCCAACGTCCTGGGACCTGGCGTCGACGTCAAGACCGGAGCGAACTCGTACGTGGTCCTGCCGGGTTCGGTCCACCCCGAGACCGGCCAGAAGTACACCCAAGACGACCAGCCGGTGGTGTTCGTCCCCGACTCGCTGCTCAAGCGCGTGCGCACCGTCCAGGCCACCGGAGGCGAGGGTAACGCGGACGTCAAGTCGCTGCTGACCTCGCTGCTGAACAACCCCCCGGCCGAGGGTGGCCGTAACGAGTGGCTCACCAAGGTCTGCGGTCACTACGCCAAACGGTACCGGGCGGAACCCGACTTGTACTGGTACCACGTGAACGCGGCGAACAAGCTGCTGCCGCAGCCACTGGACCAGGGCGAGGTGGACAAGACCGGCAAGTCGGTCTGGAACACCGAGAGCTCCGGCCACCCCGAGCGCGACTTCCTGGAGACGCTGAAGGAAGAGTCGGGCTGGTTGGTCTCGGACGACTACCAGTTGCTGACTGCCGGTTACGTCGGAGACGACAAGAAGACCGAGCCGGTGGCGGTCCAGTTCGCCGACTTCGACCTTAAGCTGGTGGGTGTGCTGCGGGACCCCGAGGACAACTCGCTGACTTACGACTGCCTGCTGCAGCTGCACCGCGACAAGACCGAGACCCCGGTGTCGCTCGAGGCCGACCTGTTTGGTGACGCGCGAGCTCTGAAGCGTCGGCTCGCCTCTTTCGGTGCCTCGGTGACCCAGCCGGACAAGCTGGTTCACAAGACCCCGGAGTGGCCTACTAAGTTACACCAGTACCTGCAGTCGCAGCCCGCTCCGGTAGCGCTGCAGGTGAACCGCCTCGGCTGGTGCGAGGAAGAGCAAGGGTTCCTGACCTTTGACGGGGTGTTGGACGCCAACGGACCCCGTGGGTACTCGGTCGCCCGACCTAACCCGACCCTGCGCTCGTCACGCGCGGCGACCCAGCACTACGGCACCGAGCAGACCGCCGAGGAAGCCCGCCAGGTCCTGGCTGAGGTCTGCGAGTTCCAGGACGACCTGACTGTCGCGCTGTTCGGCGGCTGGTGGGCGGCGAACTTCGCGAAGCACCTGGTTCGCAAACACGTCCCACTGTTTCCGGTCTGCGCAGTGGAAGCGGCCTCGGGCTCGGGCAAGACCTCGGGTTTCTTCAGCCTGATGGTGCAACTCTCGGGGTCCACCACTGGCGAGGGACACTACACCGTCCCGACCCTCCGGAACGCCCTCGCGGCGAACTACAACGGCCTGGTGTGGGTGGACGACCTGGACGAACCGCAGTCGGTTCACGAGCTGATCCGAGTGCTCACCGCAGGGGGTACGCTGACCAAGATGGTCAACCAGTCGGTGTCGGTGAACTACGACTTGGTAGGGTCTCTCCTGCTGTCCGGCGAGTCGCTGGAGCTGCACGACCAGAAGGCCACCCTGGACCGCTGCGTCCTGGTCAACCCGAGCTCGCCGACCGACCGCAAGTCCGCTAAGGGTGACTACTCGCAGTGGAACGACGTCGTTGAGGTGACCGACCGGCTCACGCGACTGGGGGGCGGAGCCAGTCTCGCCGGTCACTACGTCACTGCCGTACTGGCCGTCGAGCGGGAGGTCGCCAACGCCTGCGTGGAGCTGCGAACCAAACTGCCCTCCGGCCGCGAGGGTTCCCGGCTGCTGGTCCTGGCGGTCGGTTCCCGACTGCTGGACTACCTGCTGTCGAAGGACCGCGACAAGAAGCTGCTCACTGAGGGTGGAGGTCACTACGCTGAAGTGGTCCGCACCCAGGTCCTGGAGGCTCCGCGCGAGACCCTGGACGCCTCGGGCAACGTCCGCGTCAAGCTGAAGAACGACAACACGCTGACCCAAAAGCTGCTGCCGAAGTACCTGTCGGACAAGACCCTCAACCCGGCCGGACGCTCACCGGTCGCCACCGCCTACGAGGAAGACGACTCCTACGAGGTGTACGTCAACGTCCGCGCGCTGGCAGACTGGTGGAAGAAAGAGAACTTTGGACAGGTCTCTAGCCGAACCGAGTCCGAAAACGGCCTGAACCAGCAGCTGGACGCGTTGTACCAGGCCTTCCCGAACGACGTGGAGCGTGGTCGTCGCGCCAGGGTGGGCCAAAACGGACCGGTTCGCCGGTTTACCGTCTTGAAAGGCGAGCTCGCCCGCGAGGTGGTGTACCGCTCCCAGGACTAAGCCGGGACCAAGTCGACCACCACACTGCGAACGTCACCGCTAATACTACCGACCGCGACCCGCTGAGCCCAGACCTTCAGCTCGTCCGCGTTGGCCAGCACGACCCCTGGCAGTGTGGTGGTCCTTGCGTTACTTTGGTTCGAGGTCGTCACGCTGCCCACGACCACTCCGTTACGCTCCAGGTCCACCCGAACTCCACTGAAGATCGAACCCGAACCGCCTACTCCGAGAGTCACCGTGACTGTGGCGGAGCCGGTAACCCGCAGGGTGTTGTCGACCACCACTGCGGGGTAGGTAGTGTCCGAGGTCAACGGGACCTGGACTCGGTTACCGGCGGGGTCGCCGATGTTGGCCGTCTGTACTGCCTTCTGGCGGGCGAAAGGCGGCACTCGGTGCGAAAGTCGCAGGCCTCGAAACCGCAGGTTGGGGAGTGCCACTAGAACACCAGCCAGGTGTTAGCTGAGCGCTTGCGCAACAGGACCGAGGTGTACTGAGCCGGGGTAGCGGGCGGAGAGGCTGCAGACTGCAGGGTGACGCCACTGCCGGCAACGAGCGTAACCTTGCCAGTGCCCAACTGCGCGACCTCGACCAGGCTCCCGACCGGGAAGTTGACTGCCGACTCGGGTGGGACCGTTACGTTGACCGCCGAGGAAGAGTCCACTTCAACCACTCGGTTGGCGTCCGAGAGCGCCAGGGTGTAGGCCGAGGTCTGCAGGTTCGCCAGCACCCGCTGCGCGGCCACCAGGCTCGTGTCCACCAGGCCCTGCACCCAGACAGTTACGTCGCCGTTGAGCTTGGCCTGCGTGACCGCTCCGTTCTGCAGCTTGGCCGTCGACACCGAGTTGTCGGTCGGGGTGCGCTCGTTCGCTAGTCTCGCGTCGTCTCCCGCGACCACGGAGCCCGCTCCGGTACCGACCGGCAGGCGAGCGTACGCGAGGGTTCCCGCGTTCACGTCAGAGGCGTTGTGGGTGTGGCTGGTGTTGGCCTTGCCCGCCAGGGCGGAGCTGGTAGCCGACGACAGCGGCAGGTCGGCCGGTGCCAGGTTCGCGACGTTGCCCAGCCCGACGTCCGCCTTGCCCAGGACGACCACACCGTTGTACCCGTTGACCGAGGAGACCGCGTCGGTGGGCGACACGTTCAGGACCCAGGAGGCCTCGTCGGACGGACTACCCGGACCCAACGAGTAAGTGCCGCGTCCGGGGTTCTGCAGCTGTACTGCGAAGTCGCCTTCCTGCACGTCAGTCAACGCCAGTCGCTCGGCCGTGGTGTTGACCAGTTTGGTGGTGACCAGCGCTCGAGCGGGCAACTGACTGGTGGGGACCACACCCCCGACCAGGTCGGCCTTGTTGGCCCAACCGACGACCGAGGGGTGGTCCCAAGTACCGCCCAGCTCGCCGGGAGCCGAGCCCGCGAGGACCACACCACCTCGGGTAGTGGAGCTCGCGGCCGGAACTCCTGCCGCTACTGTGTCCTCGGCCTCCTGGGCGGCAAGCTCGGCTCGGTCGGCCGCGTCGTCCGCTGCCACTGCCGAGGCCGCAGCGTTGGTTGCCGAGGTTTCCGCTGCGGTGGCGTGACCCGAGGCCGTGGAAGAAGCGTTGACTGCGACGTCTCGAGCGTTGACCGCGTCTCCTCGAGCCGCGACCGCGTCACTGCGCGCGGTGTTGGCGTTGGAGGCTGCGGTCACTGCCTCCGAGCGTGAGGTGTTGGCAGCCGAAGCGTGACCGGCCGCAGTAGTGGCGAACCCGGACGCCTGTGTGGCGGAGGTGGCTGCGTTGCTGGCGGAGGTGGACGCGTTGGCGACTGCCGTGTTGAGGTTGGATAGCTCGTTCGCGAACACCGAAGAGAGAGCTGCAGCAGCGTCGTCCACCACCGCCTGGACCGCTGCTGCGTCAGCCTCGGCCGCACCAGCCGCAGCGACGGCCTGGTCTCGCGCGTCCTCGGCTGCTTGTCGCGAAGCGTCGACTGCGGCTACCTGGTCGGCTACGTCCTGGACTCCCTCAGCCGCGCTCTGGGCCAGCGAGGCGGCAGAGACGGCCTCGTCGCGAGCAGCGCGTGCCTGTGCGGCCGACAGCGCTGCGTCCTGGTAGGACGGGAACACGTCGTCCGGCAGGCCTTCGGCCGGAGTGAGGTTGTTCAGGTGCAGCTCTTCTTCGCCCTGGTAGGCAAACAGCAGTCGCCGAGTAGGAACCCGCTTACCACGCCAGTACAGCTCGGCTTCCAGCTCCCACCACACGTGCCACTCGCTGGCCTTACCGGTGAGCCAGACGCCTGGTCGGCCTTGCAGGTCGCAGAGCTCGCCGTCTGCCACCAGCGCGGTCACGGTCGAGAAGGAGGTGGAGGCGGTGGGGTTGCCGACCGGCAACTCGAGACGCAGGTTACCAGCCGCGTCCTTGCCCAGGAAAGGCCGCAGCGTAACCTTGCCGGTAGGCCGCGCCGAGTCGGGGTAGGCGTCCGGGTCCGAAAGCTCGTCGTCCACCAGGTGACGCCACTGCCCGGTTACGTGAAAGAAAGTGAAGTCGCCGACGACAGCCACCTAAGCCTCCTGTAGTGAAACGGCCCACCAGGGCACAAAGTCGTTGTTTTGGGCGAGGCCAGTCAAGGGCACTGAAGCCGGGATCGAGGTTTGTCCGGACAGTTCGTAACAGCTCGCTTTGAGCAGCACGTCGGAGGCTCGGGAGACGCCACCCTGCGGGACCGCCGCGACCGTACGTGTGGAACCGCCGAGAGCCGGTTGCCGCTGCAGGTGCGCAGGGAACAGGACCTGGCCGGGTGAGACCTGCTGGTTGAGGTCCATCGGGAACGAGACCTCCCGCAGGCCGTTGCCTAGCTGGTCTTTCAGGTTATCCGACTGCCAGACCTTCTTGAGGTACCCGTCCGTGGGGTCGTAGACGAACAGGGCCAACCAGTACTCGTCAATCGTGAACAGCAGGGTGTCGGCACCGCTGATCAGGCGGAACCGGTCGAGGTAGCCGGTCCGGTTGACCACGATCGGCGCGAAGTAGACTGTACCCGAGGAGTTGCCGAAGACGTTGTTCGCCTGCGGCTTGAAGCTGGGCAGCTTAGTGTTCACCGAGTGCGTGTGCGCGCCGTCGTTGAACGAGTGCGTGTGTGAACCACCGCTGGCACCGCCCGAGCCGGTGGTACCCGAAACCGTAACCGAGCCCAAGGACGAAACCTGGGGGATCAGCAGTGCGCGCGGCACCGTGACCAGGTCGTTCAGGTTAGACTCCCACGCCTGGGTCACGCCTCCTGCTGCGGCAACTTCCTCGAGGTTGGCGATCGCCTCGGACTGGGCCACTTGCTCAGACTTCAGACCCAACAGGTCGTTAACCAGGTCCTGCACCCCACCCGAACCGACGACCCCGGTCACCAGTTGCTCCAGGCCGTTTTTGGCGTCGGTGGCCTTCTGGTCCACCTGGTTCAGGTCTTGCTGCAGCGCCAGTTCCTCCACCAGCTTTTGCGCGTTGCCCAAAGCGTCGTCGTCCGGTACCTGCGGAGGCGGAAAGTAGAAGCGGTCGCGACCTACTGCCACTAGTTCACCCGCAGCAGTCGAACCCGAAGCTGTGCACGGGTGTTACGGACACTCCAACCGAGCAGGATACCGGCCTTCTTGACGGCCGAGACGTACAAGGTAACGGGGGTTCCCGGAGGCACCGTGGCCTCGTGTGAGGAGGGGTCGATCGCCACGTCGGAGTGCGCGCGGAAGGCCACCTCACGCCAACCCTCGCCGTCCTGGCCCTTGCCGTAACCGACCAGCGGACCGTTGGTTTCGGGGGACGTCGGGGTGTCCAGGTTCGACCGGACCTCCAGGTCGATCTGGTGTCCGGACTTGGACTCGACGTCTACACCGCCCGAGAAGTCGAAGCGGTAGCGGTACGGCTTGGCGGGGATCAGCAAAGTGACCAGCAGGTGGCGCAGGTCCGAGGAACTCTTGCTGGCGTTCGGGAAGCCAGAAGGAGGCACCACGTACTCTTCGGTCACGAACTGGCCGGGAGACCAGACGAGCTTGCCCGCGTCCGCGTCGTGTACCAGGACGTCGCCGTCGTTCGGGGCCACCGTCTGGTCCACGTCCACCGAGGTGTAGACCGAGCCCGAAGGACCAACGTCGCCCTTGTCGCCCTTGGGCAACTGCGGCAGGTCCACGTCGACCACGTAGTTCGGGTTGGTGCCGGTCACCCGCACCCCGAAGTCCGGGTCTACGACCTGCTCGCCGCCCACGGTCAGGGTGCCGGCAGAAAGGTTTGGTGCAGGTCCCGGAGGGCCAGGAGTCTGGTAGACGTCCTGGTAGACCACGAACGACTCCCCGTCCCAGACGTACTGGTCGTTGGTGTCGGTGTTGCGGTAGGAGTAGTTCACCTGCTCCGGACCCAGGACCCCCTGCAGCGCGGTGAGCTGCGCCGAGGTCCGGTCGCCCTGGTGCACTGCTCCGGGCGGTCCGGGAGGACCCTGCTTGCCCTCGTAGGCCGGGAGGCCCAGCTTGGCTCGTTCGGCGTTCCCGTCCGGCCGGTAGCGCACGTGGAAGTACGCCTCGGTGAGCGGAGGAGCTCCCGCAGGTTGGGGGATCCCGTACACCTCAACTTCGGTTGTGAACCGTTCGATCGGGTCATCAGGCACGTCGCGCTACCTTCTCTTTCAGGGTCTCCCAGGCTTCCTCGGGAGTTTCGGCCAACACGGACAGGTTGGTGGGTCGGTGGGTGAGCCGGTACACCACGTCGTCGCCGTCTTCCAGCTTGCGTACCGTGACGTCGTCAAAACTGGGGTTCTTGGCCCACTCGTCCAAGTCGGTCCAACTGCGAGACTCGCGGTCCCAGACCAGGCCCTGGGTGTAGTTGCAAACTGCCTGGGCGACCAACTGCGAGACCCCCGGAGGCAGGGGAGCAGACGCACCGTTCGACAGCGGCGTCTGCTCCAGGAACTTGGCCAGGTCGACCACGGTCGGGTCGTGTACCGCGTAGGCCTGCTTGCTGCTCACCGGTTGTTCTCCTCGGGTTGGGGCTCGGGCGGTGGCCACTGCGAGAGCGGAACCCAGGGCGGGAGCTCGCACCCGGACTCAGCGGCCTGCAAGGTGGCGCGTCGGTGGAAAGGCTGGTCGCACTTAGTGTACCAGTCTAAGAACTCCTGGTTAGCGCGTTCGGAGTTCCGGTAGCGTCGCGCGTACGCTTCGCGCTCCTCGCGTACCGTCTCCAACAACCGAGGGGACTCTTGTGCCCTCTCGCTTGCCCTCTCTTGAGCTCGCTGCCGCCACCTGCGACCGAGAGGCCCGAAGACCTTCGCCGCGCTTTCCGAGGCTTCCGCGAGGAACTGGAACAGGTACTTCAGGCCGAAGGCAACAAACAGGGCTAGGACCACCCAGCCGGGGGTGTTGTCAGGAAGGTTCGGCACTCTCTCGGTCCTCCTTCAGGGCACGCCACTCGTCACTGGACGCGTTCGCCAGCACACCGTGACAAACGCACAGGACCAGCAGCCAACCGGCCGCAGTCCGCCAACCGTAGACCCCCGAGGAAGACGCGTAGACCGAGACTGCCGCAGTGGCGAAGAACGCCACTCCCAGGTAGCCCAGAGCCCTGAACCGCTTCAAACTGAAGAAGGTCACCAACCAGGTAACCGTCGCAGCTCCCCCGAGCACTGCGACCCAAACCCACTCGTAAACACTCGGAGTACTCGACGTTCGCCCCACTACTGACCAGAGCGAACCTACCGCGAACGCCAGGTACAGCCCGACGAGGAACCCGTGGGCGACTGCCGTCAGCGGCAACTTCACCCAGAACAACCCCGCCAGACCGAGGACTCCCAGGACCAAGAACACCACTCCCCAGACCTCGAGGGCGAGAGCTTTCTCGACCACACTCAAGGACTCGGGGCTCTCGCTCGGAGGGGTGACGTAGTCCAGTCCACGGTACAGGGCTGCGAGAAACAGACCGACCTGAACGCCTGCTAGCTCGGGGTACACAAGCTGTACCCTCAACCTCACCTTTCCAGCGGGGATGACGTCCTGTACCGTGGGCAAGTGCACTAACCCTCCAGGTGCCGAGGACCAGCCTCGGAGCGGTAGGTCACCAGCGGCTGAACCTGCGGCCGGACCAGCGCCAGGTTCAACACGACCGAGGAGACCGTCAGCAAGGTAGCCTGCTGCTCAGCGGTCCAGTCGAGACCGAACGCGACCAACAGCGGCAGGGCGGTTTGGACCACCGCGACGAACGCGGCCGGTGCCAGCGGTCGGGTCTGCCAGGCCAGCAGAGCTCCCAAGACCGCGTTCGCGAACGCCACCACCAGGCCCTGCGTCTGCGCGTCGAAGCCGACCGCGAAGGCACCGACGAGCGAGACCGCTGCCGAGACCAAGGCCAACCAACCGGCCGGTTCGCGGCCGAACAAAAGCTTTCCGTTCACTGTTCCTACTTTCCGTTGAGAAGCTTGGTAACCCCGCTGGCGTGCCAGTAGGCCTTACCGTTCTCGAACTGCTGTACCCGTCCGTCCTGGAAGAACTCCTCGTCTCCCAGCGGCCAGCCGAGCGGGCTCTTCTCGGCTCCGTCCTTGTAGTACGAGTCGCCGATCCGGCCGACCAGGACACCGCCCGAGGTGCCGTACTTGCGGTAGACCGCACCTCCGGTGAACCCCTGGATCGTGCCCACTCCCTTGTCCACGACGTGGCGCAGGAGCGGGTACCCGAGAGGTCCGGTCTCGAAGCCGACGCGCGCCCAGACCTCGAACACGTCCTTGGGGACCGCCACTGCCCGGAGACCGACCGGCTGGTCCGCGTTGACGCGCGGGTGCCAGTAGACCGAACCGTTCTCGAAGTGGGCGAAACGACCCTCGCCGTCTGGGGCCTTGTGCTCTACCGGCTTGCCCTCCGAGTCGACCGACTTCCGCTTACCGAGCCAGGCTGCTGCCCGCTTGGCCTCGGCGTCGATCTCGTTCACTGCCGGGGCTGCGGGAGCCAACTTCGCGTCCAAGTACCAGAAGTCGTGGAACAGCGAGTCCTTCCAGTACCGAGCTCCCTCGTAGTAGTAGACCCCGTTGCCCTGACTCTCCCAGTCAACGCCGCGCGCCGACTCCTTGACCGGACCACCGGGTACGTCCTTGCCGTAGAAGGTGCACGCAGTGTGGGAGTAGATCCCCCCTCCTCCGTGCTGCAGGCCGACCAGCAGGAGCGGCTTGAAGGGGAGTCGCGAGGGGTCGCCGGAGAAGCGCTTGAAACCGAGTTCGTAGACCACTGGGTAGTCCAGGCGGAACGACTCGGTCGAACCGAAGCGGTTTCCTACCCAGTTCTTCACCTTGGTCAGGTACGCGGCCGACTGCAGGACCAGGCCCGAGCAGTCGGTCGAGACGTCCGGGTTCAGGTTGAAGGCTCCGCCGTAACCGTACGGGTTACCGTCGCGAGCTCGAGCCCACTGGTCGAAGCTTTCGACGTGTTCACGCGAGACGACAAAGGTCACGGGTCTCTCCTTGGGTTGTGGGTTCGGGTTCAAGTTTAACACCGCGACCCCCGGAAGAGACGGAACTTGTGCCGACGGCCGGAGTAGTGTAACGTAGTCTACGTCAGGCACTCAACCCCAAGGAGAAACCAGTGAGCACCGCAACCAAGGCACCCGCAGTCCCCGCCACCGCCAAGCAGTTGGCCTTCGCCGACAGCCTCCTGGACGAGTTCGTCTCGCTCCGCGAGCAGCTGGGCCAGGACAACTCCGCAGTGGACCTGCCCGCACTGAAGGAGTCGCTGCGGACTCACAACCGGTCGGCCGTCTCCAAGACCATCGACGCCTTCCTGGCCACCAACCGGAAGCTGAAGGACGAGGTCGCCGCGAGCCAGCCGAAGCAGGCCCCGAAGGCTCCCCAGGACCTGCCGGACGTTCCGGCCGGACACTACGCGGTCGAGACCGGGGAAGGTGCGACCAACTCCCTGGCGTTCTACCGCGTGGACCGCCCCGAGACCGGCAAGTGGGCGGGCTGGACCTTCGTCAAGCTGCAGGTCTCGGGCGACTACCAGCGGCTGGACCGCAAGACCTCGGCCGCAGTGCTGCGCAAGGTGGCGGAGGTCGGACCCGAGGAGGCCTCGCGTCGCTACGGCCACGAGCTGGGAGTCTGCGGGGTCTGCGGCCGAACGCTCACTAACGACTCCAGCCGGGAGGCCGGGATCGGCCCCAAGTGCGCGGAGAAGTTCTGACCGTTCGAGTGGGGGAGCTCTCCGGAGCTCCCCTTGCTCGACCAGCCAGAGCAGGTCAACCAACCAACCTAAGGAGAACACCGTGTTCGAAGCACTCTTTGCCCTCGTCCTGACCCTCGCCGGTCCCCACCAGGCCCCGGCTCACGTCGAGGTCTCGGCCGCAGCAAGCTGCGTCCTGGACACCCCCAGGGGACCGGCTCCCTGCCCTCCCCCGGTCGTCTCGCACGGTCCGGCCGCACCGGGTGGCGGTAACGACGGCTCGACCTACGTCAAGCCCGAGCTCCCGGCCTACGAGGCTCCCTCGTTCAGCGCACCGGCCGAGCCGGAGGAACCGGCCGAGCCGGTCGACGAGGAAGAGGGGGGTGTCGCGTAAACTTGCGTTACTAGGGTAACCCCTGGTAAACTGGGTTACGTAAGCGAGAAAGACACCCAGAAGGAGACTCCAATGCTTTTCACCAACGTTTCGTTTGCCCGCCAGGACCGCGTCGCCCAGCTCGTCCGCGAACTTGACGAGCTGGTCCAGGACCTGGGAGCCAGTTTCACTGACTGGGAGCAGGCCGCAGGCCGAGTCGCCGAGACCGCTTTCACCCTGGCACTGGTCCGAGCAGGAGTCCCCGAAGGAGCCCCGGTTCAGAAGCTCGTTGCCGAGGCCCTGAACAACCCCAGCACCTGGGAAGGCCTGCTGCAGGAGGGCGAACGCCTCCTCGGCAACTACTGCGACCACGGTCGCCTTCCCTCCAACACCGAGGAGGTCCCTAGCTTCGACTGAGACACCCTGACACCGAGACCCCCGGCCGCAAAGGTCGGGGGTCTCGTCGTGTTCGGGCCTACTCCGACAACGCCACTCGGTTAACCCACTGGAAGGCTCGCCGCAGCTTGCCCAGGGCCAGCGAGCCGGGTTCGCGCTCCGCGTCGGCCGAGCCGACCTGGAGAGTGAGCTTGCCGCGTACCGTCCGGCTGTCCTCGTACGAAAGCTCTTTCAGTCGGTCTACCTCGACCGTACCGTCGAACACCTCGACACCGACCGGGTCGCCCACGTTAACGTCTTTGCCGGCAAAGTACGGACCCCCGTTGGAGACCTCGATCGCGTGGCTCACGTACGACCTGGACTTGAAGTGTGCGGTTTTCATCCCGGCGAACGTGGTCAGCGAGAGACCGGTCGAGGAGGTCTCGGCGAAAGTCTCGCGGAACCGCCACGGCCCAGCCTCGGTAGCGCGCTGGCGGTCTTCACTCGAGTGGAACGCGAGTACCTTGTTCTTGACCGCGTTCTCGAAGACCCCCAGTTGCAGACCAGGTACGCCGATCGCGGTTCCCAGCAGGCCGATCGCCAGGTTGGCTCCGGTGACCAGCAGGGTGTTCACCCACTCCGGCGACTTGCCTCCGGCAGTCACCCGCGAGGCCAGTCCGACGTGCGTCGTCTGTTCAAAGGAGGGTACCGGAGAGTACTGCCCGGTGGTGTAGCAGACAAAAGGTTTGCCGGGGATCAGGCCGAAGGCCTTCTGCAGGTAGTCGTCGTAGTTGTCCGCGTTGAGTACCGGGTAGAACAACCACTCGAGAGCGTCGTCGGCCATCGCCACCCCAGTACGGAACAGGCCGTCCAGCAGCGTTCCGGTCAACCCGACCGGGGGTCCCTTTTCAACAAAGTCTACGACCAGGGTCGGCCGGTTCAGCACCAAGTACTCCGGGAAAGGCTGCGGGTCGCCCGCGTCGGGGTCGAAGAAGGTGGTGGTGATCGTCAGGCCCTCAGTGTCGCAGACCTCCTTGAACGCGTCCAGGCACTTGTCCATGCGCCAGGAGGCGGTGATCCAGGTTGAGGTGTCCTTGACCAGCTTGTTTCGCGGGTTCACCACCAACGGGTAGAGAGCCTTCTTAACCACGTTCCAGTTGTTCAGGTCCAGCAGGTTACCAGAGGGGATCGAGAACAGCTCGCCCTGGAGGCGAACGAGGTTAGCCATCAGGGCTGCGGCGAGGTTGGTCGCGGCCGGTCCGACTGCGAACCAGTAGTGCAGCGGCTGGAACTCGGCCGGGAACCAGGGACAGGGCCACAGGTGGACCCAGTTCAGGTACTCCAGGCAGTGCACACCGGAGACCTCGATCACCCGCTTCAGGCCCTCGCGCTTGCGCTTGAAGTCGGTGATCAACCACAAGGTGCGGTAGAAAGGCAGCTGCACCACCACCGGCCGAGCCTGGCCTTTCGGGAACCCGTAGAAGTACTCGCGGTAGTACTCGTCGTCCGGGACAGTGAAGGTGATCGAACCGGGTTCGTTCTCCTTCTCGGTGAACTTCAGCTCCCGGTAGTCGCCGGACAGGCCCCACAGCCGGTTGTCCTTGTCGCGTAGCTGCAGCTCCGCCTTCGGGTGGGCCAGCAGGTCGCGCTCGTCCTTCTCGTCAAAGGTGAGCTGGGCGAAAGCCTCGCGAAGACTGGTGCTCAAAGCAAGCCCTCCAGTTGTTGCGCGCACACTCCGTAGACCGCCGAGTTGGCGTTTCCGTTGGTCACCGTGACGTCGACGCGGGTGGGGGTGTCCTTGGGTAGCGGAGTGCGGAACTTGGTTCCCCGGACCAACGGGAGAAGGTTCCGCTGGACTCCCGCGTCGGTCCGGCCGCGTACGGTCGGCCGAGCCTCGTCGGTGTTCACCAACAGGGTCTCGGTCGCTAGTACGTTGAAGTCGAACAGGACGTCGTTGTCCAGGTACTTGAACCGGAACCTGCCCGGACCTCGAACCGTGAACTGCGGCCAACCGTGGTACTCGGGGCCGGGGTACAGCAGCAGCGACCCCTTACCGGTCAGTTCGGTGTTGCGCCAGGAGTCGTTCGAGTCCGCCACCCTCGCGAGGGGGTTCTCGACCAGTAGGACCAGCTCGAGCTCGAGACCTCCACGAGCGTTGGGGTCGGCTCCCAGGACCGGCTTCAGGCTACCTCGCCGGGTGGCCAACCAGCGCCAGCCGGTCACGTTGGTGTAGACGCAAAGCCAACCAACCCGGTCTCGAGGGAACAGTTTCTTGAGCCACTCCCGGCGACGACGCAAACCGTCGACCCCGGTGTGGTCGGTCAACACGAACAGCGGAAGTTCCAGCTCCTGGTGGTCGACCGTCTCACCTACGTACTCTTCGCCCCACTGCCGCGCTGCCGCGTCGAACAGCGCCTTGGTCTCGACGTGGCCCAGGCCGACCGGGTCGTGACCCAGCCAGACCTGGTACTTGCCAGCGTCGGGACCGCCCGACAGCGGGAGTACCTCGCCGTCCGGCGAAACGTACCGCACCACCGTGTGGGTCGTTAGCGGGTAGCTCATCCCCAACCTCCAAGAAGAGTGTCGCTCTTGGCAAGGGTGCGGAGGGTCCGGTTAACCTGTCGCACTTGGTCCTCGACGTCGACTGCTTGCACAGTAAGGGTACCAACCAAAGGAGCGTCCCCGCCACGACCGCTACCCCTGCGGTTGCTCGTGTCGTCGTCACCGGGCAGGTCCGGAGTGGCGAACGCAGCGTCCACCAGGGGTGTCCGGAAGTTGGCGTCGACCAGTCGCTCGAAGTCGGCCGTCTGGCTCGGCGACAGGACGCGCTCGGGGGTCCGAACGCCCTTCAACAGCAGGCCCAGGCCCGAGGCGAGACCGCCCTGGTCGTACCAGTTGTTCTTCTCGTGGAAGGCCTTCGCCTCGGTCGGGAGCTTGTACCGGTCCTTCAGGTACTTCGCCCCGGCCCGTCCCTGCACGTCGGCCGGGACCGGCGAGGGCTGCGGCAAGTACTGCTGGCGGGTCGAGCCCAGGAACTGGAAGTAGCCGTAGGCACCGGAGCTCGGGTTCTCCGCGTCCTTGTTCCAGCTCGACTCCTTGTTGACCAGCCAGTCGACGGCCGACCACTGAACCCCGGTGTCCCAGCCGTACGGCTTGAACTGCAGCTGCACCAGTTCCTTGTCGGTCTTGGGCGGCTCAGTGGTGGGAGGCGGCAGAGCCTCCTGCTGGGTCGCTCCGGGTGGCAGCGTCTCCTTCGGCTTCTCGGTCTTGTCCGACCCGACCTTGGGCGGAGTGGCCGTCGAAACCGAGGTTCCGGAGTTCTTCGCCTCCTCGCCGCCAGTACTGATCCCCAACTTCGAGGGGTCGTACAGCCAGGTGTCCTTGAACCCGAAGAAGTCGGCCAGGTCGTCCAGCTGCTCGGTCACGGCCTGACCGGCCAGCTGTCCTAGGGTCGGGAGACTACCCCCGTTGCCCCCCGTCGAACTGGAAGAACCACTGGAGCCTCCGAGGTCCACCCCGGCCGGTACCTGGTCAGGAGCGGGCGTTCCGCTGTCGTACGGGTTGGTCTCCGAGTAGCTCTTGGGCTTCTCGAGCTCCAGGAAGGCAAAGCGGTTGAAGTACGAGTCGTTCCAGGGAGCGGCCTGTCCGCCCACCTGGCCGTTGCCTCGGTTGCCGCCCATCTCGTAGTTCGTACCGTCCGGCAAGGTACCGGAGGTGTGGCCACCGGCCGGTCCTCCGTTCTTCCAGCCGATCCGCAGCGAACCTTCCGGACCCTGGCCCAGCTTAAAGCCGAAGCCAGTGAGCGCTTCCTCCTGGTTGCCGGTGGCGAACCGTCCGCCCCAGGGGTCGAGACCGACCGCGAACCGAGCAACCGCCGACTGGGTACCCGAGCAGTCACCCCAGTGCACGCCACCCCAGTTGTACGGGGAGCCTTCCAGACCCTCCTTACGGGGGAACTCGTTGACTTCCTCGGCCGAACGACGGTTGCCGACGACGCCACCCTCGGCCAGGCCAGGAAGGCTGCGCGGGTCCAGCGCTCCGGAGTTCAGGCCAGCAACCAGCCGCGCTCCTCCGTTGCGCATGACGTCCTCGCGGACCACGCCCTCGCCGTTGGCCACGCGGACCACCGGGAAGCCTCGGTCGTTGACCCCGACCAGCGAGTCGGAGGTGCCGGTACCGGGACCCCAGAACTGGCCGTCCTTGGTGCGTCCGGCCTGGACCCGTCCACCGCCCTTGAGCTCGGGCAGGTCAGGAAGTCCTAGGGTGAAGCCGCCGAACTTGACCGGTCCCAGCTCGAACCCTGGGATCTTGAACTCGAGGCTGTTCCACGCGCGGATGATCCAGTTGATCGCTCCTCGGAAAGCTTCCTTGAAGCCGTCAAACAGACCCTTCGCTGCGTTGCTGATCCGACCTGGCAGGCCGGTCACAAAGTCCACCACCGCGTTAAACCCGCGCACCACAGTGTCCTTGGCGGCAGTGGCCCCGTCGCCCAGGAGCTGAAAACCCTGCTTCACAAAGTTGAAGACGGTCTGCAGACCCTGCCAGAACAGCTCGGCCGCGCGCTTGACCGCGTTGAAAGCCGGGACCGTGACGTTCTGCCACCACCAAGTGACCACTCCGGCAACAAAGTTGAACCCGGCCTTCAGGCCGTTGAAAACAACCTGGAGTCCGCTCCAGAGAACCTTGCCCGCGTTGAGGAAGGCGTCGAAACCGCGCTTCAGCGCAGGCCAAGCGGTGGCGGTCCACCAGTTGACGACCGCCCCCATCGCGGTCTTGATCGCGTTCCAGACGGCAGTCACGATCGCCCTGCCGGTCTCGGTCTTAGTGAAGAAGGCCCACAGGGCGACACCCACCGCGACCAGTGCGACGACCAGCCAGGTAAGCGGGTTCGCCAGCAGCGCCGAGTTCAGTGCCCACTGGGCTGCAGCTTGCGCCCAGGTGAACACCGTAGACAGTCGGAGAGCTGCACCGAGGGTGCGCCAGGAACCGGCGAGCGAGGCGATCCCGGAGGCTACGGAGGCCGCTGCGGCTTGAGCCTGGGCGGCAGCGTAGGAGACCAGAGCGGGCAGAACGAACACCGTGATCGCCGAGGCCAGGCCGAGGAAGACCTCTTTGTTGCGACCCACGAACTCGGCCGCGTCTTTGAGTCCGCCCAGGACACCACCGGCAAGGGCGGTCGACAGGTTCTCTACCGTACGCTTGAACGACTCGATCCGGGTGGCTGCGTTGTCCCCCATCGTCTGGTTCATCCGGTCTGCTGCACCGGCCACGTCGCCCAGTCCCTTGGCTGCGGTAGTGGGGTCCAGGGCCAGCAGCGAAGCGGCCAGGTCCTCGGCCTTGGTACCGAACAAACCGACTGCGGCCTGGCTGCGCAAAACCGGGTCCTCGACTGCACGCAGGCGGTCCAGGACCGCGTCCAAACCGTTCTTCGCACCTTCGCCGCCCCCGGCGATCTGGGCGGTCATCTGGGCTGCGTTGAACCCCAGAGCTTCGAACGCGGCAGCACTCGCCTTGGACCCGTCAGTAGCCCGGATCTGAAACTCCTTGAGTGCGTCCGCCACCACGTCGGAGTTGCGCGCACCAGCGGCCAGACCTTGCGAGAGCAGGCCGGTCGCTTCCTGGCCGGACAGGCCCAAGGCCTTGAACAGCGTCGGGTACTCGGTCAGGGTGTCCAGGAAGTCCTCGCCCTTGTCCACCCCCTGCTGGAAACCACGAGTCAGCAGGTCGAAGGCCTCGTTCGAGTCGGCGACGAGACCGTTTTTGATCAGGGTACCGGCTGCGGCCGAGGCTCCCGCCACGTCCTGGTCGAACACCGAGGCCAGACCCAAGGCCTTTTGGGTGATCGACTCCAGCTGCGCGTTGGTCGCGTCTTCTTCGACCAGGCCGTTTTGCCAGACCGCCCGGATCCCCTCGTTGACCGAGGCCAGGTCCTCGCCGAAGGCGTTCGCGTAGACGTTACCGGCAACGGTACCCAGGTCGGCCGCGAGCTCGGGGGTCGCACCTAACTGCGCGGCGAGCTTGTCGTTCACCGCTTCGACGTTGAAGCTGTTCGCGAACGCGGCACCGAGGCCGGTCACGCCAGCAGCGGCACCCGCCAGGGCACCGTACTTCTTGGCCAGTTCGCCGAGCTTTCCGCCCAGTCCCGAAGCCGCCTCTCCGGCCTCCTCGGTAGCCTGGGTTCCCTGCTCGGTCTCCTGTTCGGCCGCGTTCTGCGCGTTACGCAAGCGCAGGTTCGCGGTGGTCACCTGGTCGGCCGCACCGGCTGCGCTGCGACGAGCTCGCTCGAGTCGCTCTTCAGCTCGGGTCAACTGCGCGCTGGTGGCGTTTCCCGAGTTGCGCAGGGTCTCCAACTCGACCTCGGCGACGCGCACCTGGCCGTTGGCGGTGGCTACCGCGTTACGCGCCTGCTCCAGTTGCTGTTCCGCACGCACCACGTTGCGGGAGGCTGCAGTAGCCCCGTCGCGCAGAGCTTCCAGGTCGCGTTCGGCTTGAGAGACCCCGTTCAGTCGGGCCTCGTGGTCGCGGCGAGCCTTTGCCGCCTGCTCCTCGGCCCGAGCCAACTGGGCTGCAGTGGCGTTGGCGTTGCCGCGAACGTCGGCCAGCGCGGCTTCCGCGACACGCACCTGACCGGCCGCGTCGGCTTCTGCCTGACGCGCACCGGCCAGTTGGCGGGAGGCTCGCTCCACTGCGGCCTGCTGCTGGCGAAGTCCCTGTGCGGCAGCCTCGCCAGCAGCCTGGCCTGCTCGTTGGCCTCCCTGGCGGAACCCGCGCTGCAGAGCGTTCGAGCCTGCCTGCGCGGCGCCGGAGGCCTCGCGTACGATGGTGGCTCCGAAGTTCCGGAGTGAGGGGTAGACCGGAACCCAGATCCCGCGTACTGCCACCGTACTGCCTCCTAAAGAGCGTCCAGGATCGCCTTGGCCTGCTCGTTTGTCAGGTCCCCTCGGTCGCCGTACTTAACGACCGTGCGGTCCGTCGACCAGGGGTACTGAAGCGGTTTGTCCCTCTTCAGTTTAGCCGACTTGTCGCCCAGGGAGCGAGCGACACGTACTGCCGCCCACTCCACGAGCCACAAAAGACGCCACAACAACCACTCGTTCCAGGACCACGGGTGAAGGTTTCCCTTGTTGTCCTCGACCCAGAAAGGCGAGTAGCTGGGAGGCAGGTTTTCGACGTAGACCCGGAGCTTGCGGAGGGTGATCTCGCCCCGCCAGTAGGCCCGGACTACGTCGTAACCGTAGTACGCCTCTAAGCTCGCTTCCCACGCTTCTGGGCACGACGCGAGGAGCGATTCAGCCGTGTAGGGTTTCCCTGGTTCTCGTCACGAACCTTCTTCTGGTAGTCCGCGAAGGCCCGCAGGAACAGCCAGGACTCGCCACCGGCTGCGGTGAACTGGTCGTACTGCTCCTCGCCGAGGTACCAGGCGGCGACGTCCGAGTCGAACTGCAGCGGCGAGAGCTGGTCCTTCTCGTCGTCGGTCAGGTACTGGGGGTCGCGGCAGACCCAGGTCTTGCCGAAGACCTTGAAGCTGAAGGTGTCACCCTCAGTCTTCTCTACGGTCTCACCGTCGAACGTGAACTGGTGGACGGTCACCGAGCCGTTGGCTCGGGCTTCCTCGCGCTGTGCGAGCAAGGCGTCCAGGTCGACGTCAACTACTTCGTTCTTTGCCACTTTGCAGGTCACCTTTCGGGCTGCAGGTCAGTTTTTGTGTTTTGAAGGTGGGGACCGGGTGCTGACCTGCTAGCCCACCCGGTCCCCACCAGTCTTGCTACTCGACAGTCGCGCCGGTCGCGGTCAGGGTACCGACCACGTCCGAAGCGAGAACCACCGTGTAGGTGTAGGCACCCGTGGTGCCGTTGCGGGTCACGGTCGCCTTGCCGGCACCGACCGTCGACAGCGCGGTGAGCGCCGACTGGACTTCAGCGGCAGTCGCCTCGTCGTCCAGCGACGGGGTCGTCTGGCCACCCACCGAGAGGGTGAAGGTCGCAGCGGTCGGGTCGACGGTGTAGACCGAGGGCGACGGAGCCGCGTCCTCGCCGAAGCCTGCGTAACCGAAGAAGATCCGGCGAACCGACCAGCCCTGAGGTCCGGGGTAGGCCGTCACGGTGACCTCGTAACCGACCATCTCGTCGGTCTTGTAGACCACCGAGCCGCGCTCGGAGACCTGCGCGTTGGCCAGGATCGTACGTCGGATGCGACCCTTGTCCAGGACGTCGAGGTAAACCTGGTAGTAGTCCAGGTCCGGCTTTCCGCCCTCGTCAAACTGGAACGAACCGTCCTCGTTCTCGGTCACGTCCTCCGGCTTGACACCGTAGTAGAAACCGGTCGTGAGCTGGTTCGACTGCCAGAGCACGAACTTCAGGGTGACGACCGACTTGGTGATGTCGGACCGGATCGGGGTGTTCTCCTGCCAGGGGATCCACTCCTGCTTGTCCTCGTCGCGGCCTTCCTCGACCCCGTCGTCAGACACGTAACCGAGGTTCTTCTGGACCTCCGGGTTGTACTTGCCGACACCCACCACGTAGGGCGAGCCGACCGGCGCGACGCGCAGCGCACCAGTCACGCCAACGCTGGCGTCAGAACCGTTGAAACCTTCCAGGATCTCCTGATCGGCCACTTTCTTCTCCTCTTCGTCGGAAACTGTCAGCAGGTCAGAGCCGGTACTCGAAGTCGAACTCGCCTCCGACTCGGAGGACTCGGTCGTTCCAGTCCGGACGTCTTGCGAAACTCGAGGCCGTGTGGACCGAGACGACCGACGTTTGGCCTCTCACCAACGAGTAAAGCACACGAGTAACCTCGCGAGCCGCTCGCTTGAGTTCCAACACGTCGAGACCGAACAGGTCCAGGTCCAGCGAGAGCCACTCGGTCAGAGGTCCGGTCTGGTGGTTCCAGGGTACGACACCCTCCGAGCCTGGTTGCTCGGTGAACACCAGCAGCGGCAGCGAGGCCACCGGCAACTCGGCCGGGACCTGGTCCGACACGACCCAGCCGCGCTCGCCGAAGACGTCGACCAGCCGGTCGGTCACTTCTTTGACTACGTCCACCTCAACGGCCACGGGTACCTCCGCCACTTGCGCGACGCAGGATCGACAGTCGCTTGTTGTCTGAGTCGCCGTACTCCGAGGCGACGTTGTCGCTGGCGACCCGGTGGTACCGGCGACCGTTGGGCAGGTAGCCCGACTCCAGCCGGAAGTTCGAGCGCCCCCCGTTCTCGCGTTCGTCGATCCGGCGAGCCTTGGTCGCGACCTCCTGCGCTCGCTGGCGCAACGCGGCCTCCACCTGCAGGGTGTCGTTGGCTTCCTGGAACAGCTCGTCAAAGTCCAGGTTCACTTCGACTCGGTCAGCGGCCACGTCCCACTCCTCTCCTGGCCTGCTCGAAGGCTACCTCGAACGCGTCAGCCTCCGACAGCGACTCCACCAAGTCAGGTTCACGGGGAGGCAACGGGAGGGTCTTCTTGGGTACTGTCGTCACGGCTGCGGCTCCCAGGAACACGCGAACGACCCCGACCTGGTCGTCGGAGTCGTAGACGAGGTGGGTCCGTAGCTTCGAGAGCGGGACACCGAGAGGGGTTCCGTCGACCAAGAGCTGGTCGTTCTGGTAGTCCAAAGTGAGGTGTTCGAACGTGTGGGCCACTGCAGGTCAGCCTTCGCGGAGTAGGAGCTCAACAACAACGTGGTCGACCCCCGAGGCGAACTCGGCAGACGGCCAGCGCTTCACACCCTCGACGTCGTACTCTTGGTCGAGCCAGCGGTACCGGTACCACTTCTGGACTTCGAGGTCGGTGCCTTCGGGGGTGAAGAACTTCCAGCGGTTCTCGGTCGCCAGTTCGCGCTGGCCGTCGCGGTTACGCACCGACAGAACCGGCTGGAGGTCAACGAGAAAGGGCAGGTCGGTTACTGTAGCCCTGTCCTCGGAGTAGTCGTAGTCTTTGGCGTTACCGTAGGTCGAGGAGACAACAGCCGGGACTACCTGCTGCAGCTGCTGCTGGAAGAACGACACTTAGCCTCCTTCGGTGGTTCTGGTCCCGAGTGCGTACGCGTCCCAGAGGGCCAGGTCGTCGCCCAGAGGACGAGCTCCGGTAACCCGGCCTCCCGCACCCACGGCAAAGTTCTCCTGGCGTTCGCCCACTTTGTAGCCGGTACGGCCAAAGGGGTTCACCACTGAGCGGCTCGCGACGTCGAAAACCGAACCTACCAGCTCCGCCACTTCCTCAGGCTCGAAGCCGTGACGGAACTTGACCGTGACCGAGCGAAGTCGGTCCGGCCAGGGGTAACGCTGGACCGGCAACCCGTACTGGTAGTCCGGGGAGGGTCGGTACAGGACCCCGTTTTCGTCCCACTCCACGTTCTCGACCGGGACCACCTTGCCCAGGACCGTGAGTTCCTGCAACTCCAGTAGCTTTAGAGTCGGCAGGAGGAGGGGACGCTGACCGTACGTAGAGAGCGTAAGCGCCTCTTCGCGCACGGGGAAAGGGAGCCAGCCGCAGTGAGCCCGCAGGGCTCCCAGGGCTGCGTCCAGCCTACGCTGGAGACCGGGGGTGGCTGCGTTCAGCCGACCCCCGGTAAACTCCACGAGCTCTGCTGCGGAGAGCAGAGGTTCAGGCGAGGTCACTTACTTGGAAGCCTGGCTGCCTGCGGCCTTGTTGGCGGGAGCCTTGGCCTCCTTGACTTCCTTGACCTCGAGACCGGCCTTCTCGAAGCGCTCGACGTCTTCGGCCGAGAGCTGGGCGGTTACGCGGTGGTTCGAGTCCTTGCGTCCGTACTCGTACACCTTCAGTGCTGCTGCCACTGTCTTTCTCCTTCAACTTGGTGGGGGTGGGACTACTCCGGCCGAGCCCTGGCGTCGGTCGACTCGGCCGGAGTAGGTCTTAGCCTGCGGGCGGGGTGTAGGTGGAGAGGGTGACCTTCACCAGGCCTGCGGGCTGACGGACCGCGAGTGCGACGCGCTCCTCCACACGGACGGTCACCAGGTTGTTGGTGAAGTCGTCCACGTGGCTGTTGGTGGCGTCGACCCGGACTCCACCCTTGCGGTAGAGGGTCGTTGCCTGGCGGAACGCGCCGACGAGCGGCTTGCCGACCGCCACGTTCGGGGTGACGATGGTGCGCAGGCCCCAGAGCGGAGGCTGTGCGGCGAGACCACCACCGTTGCCGTACTGGCCCTCGAAGAAGCCACCGCCGAAGTACTGTCCGTTGCCGTCCTTGGTGAGGCGGAACTTCTGGTAGTCCAGCGGGTGGATCACGATGCCGTCAGCCGAGAGCTCGGTCGCGGTCGAGACCTTGGTGATCGCGCGGAACACCGCGTCCGGGTCGTCGGCCGAGTTGGCCGAGTTCTCGACCTGGACACCCGAGCGGTTGAGCAGGCCGAGCAGGTTCTGACCGGTGCCGTCACCGTTCAGCAGCTGGGCTTCCTCGCGCATCGCGAGCAGGTTCAGGAGTCGCTCGTCCACCTCGGTCTTGAGGAAGGCGAGGTCCTCGAGGAACTCGTCGGAGAACTTGATGTGACCGGCGATCTTGCGTGCCGCGTCGGTCGCCCAGGTCGGCAGACCGAAGCTGATCTGCGGCTTGGCGCCACCCTCGGCGACGTTTCCGAAGCCACCCTCGACGGCCGGGTTCTCCAGCAGGTAGCTGATCGCGTTGGTGCCGTTGCCGATCCGGCCGACACCGAGCAGGTCGGCGAGGAAAGGCCGGTCACGCAGCGTGCGACGGACGATCGTCCGGTCGTACTGGGTCAGCAGCGGGGTACCGTCCGCACCCCACGCGCCGACCGTCTGGGTCGTCGGGGCCTTCACGCCCTCCGGGTCGTGGTCGAACTCCGGAGCGTAGAACGAGAGGCCGGGACTGGCCTTCAGCTCCGAGAAGTGCGGCGACAGCGACTTGACGACGTGCTCGCCGAGCGAGCTCGCGCCGACTTCCTGGCTCTTCTGGCCCTCGCCGGGGGTCTCCGGCTCCTCGACCTTGGCACCCTTGAAGCGGTTGAGCAGGCCCGAGTCGGCCTTCGCGGCCTCGATCCGGGACTCGACCGAGTCGAGCTGCTCGCTCCACTCCTTGAGCTGACCCCGGTCGCCGTCCGTGAGGTCGACGCCTTCCTTCTGACGCTGGTCGATCAGGCTCTTTGCCGACCGGATCAGCCCTGCGCGCTCCTGCAGCAGCTTGTCCACGTGTGACTCCTCAGTAGTTTTCCCGTGCGAACTGAAACTTGGCTACCAAGGGGTCGGACGGGTTGAAGCCGGACGAACCCGAGGTCTTCTCCTCGGGAGTCGGACCGTGACCGCTGGACTCCTTCTTGCCGGACTCGAGACTGTCCAGAGCCTCAAGTGCTGAGACCAGGATACCACGAGCGGACTTGACGAACTGTTCGTTGCGCTTACCCTCCGCGTGTCCACGGGTCAGCACGTCCAGGGCAGACTTGACCGCCAGCACCTCGGTCTCGGGGTTCGCGCCGATCGGGACCACCGAGACCTCGTAGAGCTTGACCTCTTCGACGTTGCGGTACCACTTGCCGTCGAACTCGTTGTCCTCCGCGTCCGGCTCGACGTCCTGGTACTTCAGGTAGTCGAAGGCGAACGAGAGCTCCGAGACCCGGCCGGACTTCACCAGGCGGTAGACCTGGGCCGAGGTCGGGTTGTCCAGGTCGAACTCGGCCTTGACCCGCAGGCCGTTGTCGTCCTCCTTGGCGTCGAACACGCCACCCAGGTTGAAGTTGGGGTCCGAAAGGTTGTGGCCCCACAGCAGCGGCAGGGTACGGGTCTGGCCTTCCTTGAACCACTCGGCGAGAGTGTTCTTGAAGGACCCCTTCCGCATCACGTCACCGTAGCTGTCGCGGTTGTTGAACACCGAGGCGTAGGCCTCGAACTGTCCGTCCTTCAGACCGCCTTCCTCGCCTGCGGCCTTGACCTTGAAAGGTAGGCTCTTGGTCTTCACTGGTTCTCCTCCTCGTTGTCGGCTGCAGGTCCGCCGGTCTGGTTGTTTTCTTCGTCCTCGTCCGTGCTTGCGGAGTCGGTCTCTTCCTCCACCTCGGCTCCTTGCTCGCCGTTTTGGTACAGGTTCTTCGGCCGGATCAGCTCGTCTCCACCCTCGAGCGCGGGCAGGTTGTTTTGCGCGCGAGCCTCGTTGACCGTGAGCCAGGGACCACCGACTGCCGACTGCAGGACCTTGGCCTGCTCGTCCACCGAGCCGCGCAGCCGCGAGGCCACGTCAAACTCCAAGTAGTACTTGGCGTTGTCGAAGCCCAGCAGCGGCAACAGGAACTCGTTGAGCCGCTGCTCCAGCTCCACCAGGCGAGGTCCGAGAGTCTCGCCGTACAGCGAGCGCCGGAACTCGCGCACGTTCGAGTAGTTCGCGTTGTCCAGCAGACCCACCATCGTGGGGTTCACGTGGTAGACCGAGGCCACCGTTTGCAGGCTCAGCTTGGTACCCTCGACGAACTGTTCCTCCTTGGCCGAGAAACCCACTCGCTGCAGCGTCATGCCGTCTTCGAGCAGGGGAACGCCACCCCCGGAAGTGGCGTTCTGACCGGTCCAGGCGTTGCGGAACGCGGTCAGGAAGGCCGACCGGACCTTGGAGTCCCACTTGGGAGCTCCGGCCGGTCGAGACAGGTACGAACCCACGCGTCCACCGCGTTGCCAGAGCTGTTTGCGGAACGTCGCGGCCGCGAGCTGCTCTCCCAAGGTGTGCTGCAGCGCCTTCAGCGGGGTCAAGCCGGTGCGCGGGTCCGAGGGGTTCCAGCCGTGGAAGTGCAGAACTTTTTCTGCCGGCACCTCGAAGGTCTCCGGAGACTCGGGGAACTGAACCAGGTAGAACTTGACGTCGTAAGCAGTGGCTCCCTTGGTGCCGACGACCCAGTTCGGCCGCAGCAGACGGACCGAGTCGTCCAGGTTGTCCTCTCGAGGCTCCTTCAGGTGCACCGCGAAGGCCTCGTCGTACAGTGCCAGGTCGCCGACGAGGCTCCGGAAGAACTCGTAGTTGGTCTGCTCCGGGTTCGGCTTGCGTAGCAACCTGGCCAGCGTGTGGTTCGTCAGTCGCTCGGCACCGCCCTCGGACTTGCGCTCGTAGGCGTAGACTCCCAACTGCGCCACGTTGCGCGACAAGAAGTCCACGACCGTACGCAGGTGGGGTTGGCTGGCCCACAGTTCCTCGGGGGTCTGCTCCAGGGCGAGGTCCTGGAGGAAAGTCGAGACCGTCGAGAAACTGGTTTGCGCAGGGTCAGGCAAGACCCGGTTGGTGTTGAAGCCGAGCCAGGACGCGAGACCCACGTTAACCTCCGAGTAGACACTTCTCGGTTACAAGTAAACCACCTCAAACGAGCTCGAACGTGTAGTCCTCGTACGCGCTGGCTCGCTGCTCCTCCTTCGGCTGGGTCAACAGCCACAGTGCCGCGCAGGCTGCGAGAGCCGGGGAGGCGTCCCCGTTCGACTTGCGTCGGTCCAGGTACCAGGCGTCGCCGGAGACCTTGGACTGGACACAGCGGAAAGCCTCGTTGAGTACCGGCTGGTCGCGGTGGACCAGGGCTTCCTCGTCCAGGTAGTCCGCCAGGACCCCGGCCGACTTGGCCAACTCCGGACCCTCCCAGCGAACCACGTCAAACAGCGGGTCGGAGTCCTCGTCGTCCGGGTCGACGCGCAGCGCGGACAACTCGTCGTACAGCGTGGCTGAGGGAGCACCTTTCGACTGTACTGCGAACCGGCCGGTGAAGGGGTTGTCCGGGTCCTCCAGTCGCTCCTTGAACCAGTTTTTGACCCACTTGGTCCCAGCCCTGGAGGCCACGACCTCGGTCAGCAACCGGCCGTCGTCAGTCGGCACCACCACCACGACGTGAGCGCGCTTGCGGTCCCAGGAGACGTCTACCGCGTAGTGTACCTCCGCCCCGTCCTGCGGCCGAGCTTCCGGGTTGCGCAGCTTGCGCCACTTCTCGTAGTCGAAGACTCCGGCCTGAAGCGAGGGAACCCGCATGCACAGGTGCTCGGTCTTGAAACCTTCGGGCGGCTTGCTCTCGTAGAAGCCCTCGAGCTTGCGCAGGTCGAACAGCCAACCGAGAGCCGGGTTCGCCAGGTGCCAGAGGTCGCGGTCCTCGTAGTCCGCGTCTTCCGGCAAGCTGTACTCCGCGTAGAAGGTGCTGGTGTCGGCCGTGTCGTGGCGTCCGAGCCGAGCCAACGCCTGGTCCTGCAGGTTGTTCAGAACCACCGAGCTCTGGTCGCCCGCGTTGCTGACCGCGACCACCAGCGAGTTGTGCACCGCAGTGGTGGTCGGGGTTAGCGCGTTCCAGGAGTCGTAGTTGGTGTGCTCGCGCAGCTCGTCCAGGACCGCCACGTCGGCCGACAGCGAGCGACCGCCTTTACGGTTCGCCGCGACTGCCCGCCACTCCCGGTCGTTACTCAGTCGCAGCTTGTGCTTGCCGTTGGTCTCGTAGTACTTCACAAAGTCGCGGTTCAGAACCCGGCTGCGAGTGACCTCCTGGACGCCTTCGCGCAAGGTCCCCTCGGCGTAGTCCAGCAACTGGGCCGAGGTCAGGCACAGCTTCGCTCCGTCGCGGTAAAGTCGCCACAGGGTGAGGCCCAGTAGCCACTTGGTCTTGCCGTTTTGGCGAGCGACCAGGAGCAAAAGCGTGTTGTACCGGTAGTTCTTCGTACCGGGCAGGTACTCCAGCGCGTGCAGGTACAACCAGCGCTGGTAAGGAAGGAGCTTCCAGCCCAGGGTCTCCTCCAGGAACGCCACGCACGCGAACCCGGCAGTGGTCTCGGGGGTCAGTTCCTGCAGCGGGGGTGTGAAGACTCGAGGGACCTCGGCACCGAGCGGTACTCCGGTCAGCGGGTTGAGCTTCAGCGGACCCAGGCCGGTTACTGCCGCCTGCTGCTCGGCCTTCGGCAGGTTCTTGGTGGGTTTCTTAGGGTTCTCTTTGAGTGCCTTAGACCCCCTCTGAGGACCCCGACGAGGTCCCGTAAGGGGGTCTTCCGACCCTCTCGTTTGCTCTTCCTCAAGTTCTCCGAGGTCTACGGCCACTGGGTGGCTCCTGTCTTCTGTGAGGGTTCGGGAGGGCAAGTCCGGGGGGAGAGAACCGC